GACGTTTATCCTTTAACTTTTTAAGTCTAAGTCTTTCGTCTCGAATCTCTTTGTACTTTTGAGGATTCTTGAGTTTACGGCTGAGATAACCATATTCAATCATAATTGACGGATAAAGGCTGGCAACATCCAGGCACAATATTATTCCTTTTGCGTGATAGTTAGGGATAGCACCGTGTACTCCACCATAAGCAAAAATATGGGGAACACCTGCTATCATACAATCTAATTCACGTTTGTGCTGATTTTCATATGAATAAGTAGCAGTCTTATAAGCTTTATTCACAGGATTTTTAAACCAATCGACTACAAACTGATACTTTTCGCCCAATTTTAAAGTTGGAGGAATTGTAAATTCAAATTCATCGTCCATTGTGTGCTGTTTTACTGCACCGAGGATATGAGCTGAAAGCTGTGCTTTAGTCTTATTAAACATCTCAAAAGGTAAATCAAATGCTTCTATTAGACTAAATTGAGCATCGAAATCACCGATTTTATAATCGAGAACAGCCAAACACTCCGTTACATCGTGAGTACAATACTTAATTGTTTCTTCGATTTCGGCTTGTGTCAGAGGTCTATCTATTGTGAAATCAACTTCCGACTCTTTAATATCGTGACCCATAAAAGCTTCAAGCTGCTTTAAGCTATGCTGAATATCCGAAACATCATAATTATTAAAAGGAATGTCCTTTGCTTTTTTCACAATCTGATAGCCCGATTTCCCTTTAACAATCAATTCTTCATTGATAATTGCTGGATTCATATTACACAAGATGCCTTTAAAAACGAACTGGTCGTAATTTCTTGAATTATATCCTACAAAAATAGCGTCTTTATTTGTATTATAAAAATCCTTTAAAGCTTGTCTGTCATTAACGATTACTGTTCGTTCAGATGTATTCTTATTAACAAATACAACAAGCCAATCGTACTTAAAAACCTCAAAATCGTAGCCAAAGATATTGTAATCCACTTTATCACTTCCTTAAAATCTGAATTTAGGCTTTTCGTCACAAGGTTTATACATCCAGTTTTCTACTATGACCTGTGGAATTTTCTTTCCATTATATTCATTCACTGAAAACTTACCCACTATTGTAAATTCAACCATTTTACCAAGATTTTTTATCTCATTGTACTCATTTTCAGAGGAACGAAACTTAATAATCTCAATATTATGAAATGTCAATTTTATTGTGTTTTTTTCATTTCCAAGCACCGTGAAACCCCCATCAATAGGGCATTTCAGTTTTAGTAAAAATAGAGGTTCTTCAATATTTGTTCCCCAAACGTCAGAAAGTGCAAAAATTGACTGAATTACCTCTGCGGTGAGTGATTTTTCATCAAAAACTGCATCCACGGTATAATTTAAGGTATTATCAAAATTTTGCTGAGAAAGATAATCGTAAAACTTTGAAATATTATCCTTTTTAATAGTTACACCGCAAGCGTTAGGATGTCCCTCTGCCAAATCAAACAATTTTGTCTGCAAGCAGAAATCCTTAATGTCTTTAATATGAGATTTATCGAATCCCCTTGCACTTCCCATAAGAATATCATTACAATCTCTCAGAAGCAGACAAGGCTTATTATACATAGACGTGAGTTTGTTTGCAATCAGACCTGTAAATGTTTTTTCAAATGACTTATCGGCTTCACAACAGATTACAGGATATTCGTTCAATCCAAATTCATTTATTTGCTCTTTAAGGACTTCTGTATAATCACCTGTCATTTTCTGCTGTTTGCGTTTATAACTTTCGCATAATCTTCTTGCTTGTTCCTGAATTGAAACCTCAATTTCACCTTTGCTACGAATTTTAACAATCGCTTTTTCCGATGAATTGAGAAATGCTTTAAGCATTATTTCTTTGCCGTCTTTTGTACCAAGTCGGATTAGAGCATTTACAAGAGGTGCAATATAAAAGCTTATACCTAAAATGGTTGCTTTACTATGTAATGAATAAGCCTGAGACTTGACTAATTCCGAAATGAATTTATTATGATTTGTCTCGTTCTGTATCTGTTTAATACCTTCGAGAACTAAATATCTTGTCTGCAACTGTGTTAAATCACACGAATCAGCTATCATTCCGAGGGCTACCAAGTCAAGATATTTATTAACTGTATTACGTTTTAGTCTTTCATCAACAACAGAACAAAACTTATAGACTATTCCTACGCCTGTCATTGACTTGTCATTTACTTTTGATGACATCTGATTATTTACTATCACTGCGAAATCATTAAGATTTTCAAGCCTATATATAGACTTTAATCGTGTAACCTTTTCCGATTCATCGTGATGATCGAGAACAATGACATCAATACCGGCAGATTTTAATGTTTTCAACTGTCTCAAATCATTACTTCCTGCATCTGGAATAATAAGCAAATCAGGCTTTTTCGGTTTAATCTCAAGCATAGATTTATTATCAAGACCGTGTTCTTTATTGTCGTGTATAATGTAATCCACTGAAATTGACGGAAAATTATCATTTATATACTGTATCATTAAAGCTGCGGAAGTCACACCGTCACAGTCACAATCCTGCAATACTACAACTTTACTGTTATTATTCATATGTTTAAGAAAAATATCAACTGCTAAATCAATATTATCTAACAGGTGATTATCCTCTAAACAGGATTTTGTAGGATTTAAAAACATAGGAACATTTTTTATTCCCCGATTTTCAAGGATTTTTGTAACCGGATTACCTATTCCAATACTTCCTCGTGTTTGATATTCAAAAGTCACTTAATTCACCTCGTTTAATCATAAGACGGAACATAAATTTTATTTTTCATAAGCTTTAACAGCGTTTCTTTACCTTTATCGGTAGGAGATTGCTTATAACCAAACAAATTTTCTGTATCCCAAAGTACATAAACCGCAAAATATGGAGACAAAGGCTTTATAAACTGCTTTATTATATGATTTTGCCAATCCATAGCTTCTTGTGAATCGGCTGTTTCATACTGTTTATCAAGTGCAATTATCACTTCTTTTACTCCGAGCATAATCAACATATCTCGTTGATAAGAATGAAATGCACTTCCGCAAACAGCCAACGTAAAATTATTCTCTCCAAACATTGTGTCTGCTTGCAGAACTGATTTCTCAGCTTCTACAAGCATAACTTTATGTTTGTTTTTTATTGTGTTTAGGTTTTGATTGATGCCGTAAAAGTTATAAGAAAGGCAATGCTTATACATTATATCTCCTACTTTAATGGGAGAATATTTTCCATAGCGTTCTTCATCTTCCTCTGTCATCATTCGTCCTCGTATTCCAACTAAACGATTTGTTATATCATAATGAGGGATAATTATCTGACGTAAGTAAGGAGAATACTTAATGTTGTATTTCTGCATACTTTCTATGGAAATGCCCTCATCAATCCAACCTTGATAGTATTTGTTCTGAAAAACATTTAGAATTTTACTGTCATAACTATCAAGGTCTTTGATGGTCGTTTGCTTTGATTTGGATTTATCGTAATCCTTTATAAAAGACCAATCAGAGATATAACTGTTTCCGAAGCCTCGTCTTTCATCAATATGGCACTGATTTGAAATCCAAGTAATAGCTTCTGGAAGATTATATTTTTTCAGTCTTTTCACTATTTCAATAATATCAAGACTTCCACATTCGGTATAACAGTAAAAAGATTTAGATGATTTGTAGTAATAAAGTTTATGACTTGTACCGCAATGGCAAATAGTATCATATATCATATAATCATCACTATCTGTATATACTGTTCCACCGAGAATTTTCATCAAAGTCTTTATATTTTCAGTAGTTAAAGCTGATTTGAGTTCTTCGGCAGTCATTTATTCACCGCCTTAATTTGGATTCAGAATGTTATCAATGACCTTCACAGCATCAACGTCTACCGTTGTATCAAACATTTCGGCGTTGCCAACATCGTCAAATTCAAATTCAATAATCGTTTTTTCAATATCATCTATAAGCTCATAATTATAATCCGTGACAAAACAATCCATCTCTCGCATTGTACCAAGATTGATTTTAGTCCAGATAACAATAGCTTTCCACTTTCCTCCACGATTTTTGAATATCCAATATGCCATATTGGGAACAGTAGGATTAAAGTTTCCTCGTGCTTCGAGTATTGGTTTAAGCTTTTTAAGGTCTTTAGTTGTAACAGGTAATGCAAGCATACCACCGTCAGCTTTTTCAATAATACTCTTTGAACCTTTCAATGCTCCCGAATCCTTATTTATATCATCTTTATATGTATCATTTAGCTGAGTAGATGTTCCTAAGAAAACATCGTACTTATTACAAGCTGATTTTAAAGCTGCACTAAACAGGAACAAAATCTGATCTGTTCTAAGTCGTGTTTTGGTTTTTTCAAAGTAATAAGCATAAAGAGAAGGACTGTCATTGATATAATCAAAGAAAACATATTCTATTTTCTGATTTATTATGTATTGTTCTATGGTTTCGCAGATAGTATCAATGGTAAAGTCGGGTTGATATTCTCCATACAGCAGTGATTCTTCTACAATTTCAGCGGATTTATCAAGAACTTTTTCTTCTTCGGGAGTTATATCTTTCCATTCTTCAAGTCTGTCCTGTTCAATTCCGCTGATATGTGCAAGCAAACAGTCTTGAATTTCTTCCTTTGTTAGCTCTGTTGATATGAATAACACAGGTCTTTTTTCACCTGTTGCTATCCACTCTTTCTTTTGCCAGTCATAAATCTTATCACAAGCTATATTTACAGCATCAGCCATACTTGAACGAGATTTACCACCACCCGAGATAGAACTGCGAATAATCATCTTTTTGCTTCTCATTCCACGATATACTGTGGTGAGATAACCACTTTGAAAGGGATAACCATATGTATTTGTCTGATTTTTATATTCAGATATTCGATTTTTAATATCATCGCCTGCGTGAAAAGAATAATTATCTCCAAAAGCACTTTTCCAAAGATTTTTAAAATCGCTGAATTTACAGCATATTTCATTAAGCACGTCTGTACTTGTCATACTATTGAATTTATCAAGCTTAACCTCGTCTTCTTCATCATACAAAAATGATATGTCCAACTTTAAAGATTCAACCGCATTTCTGATAATTGAATATTTACGCACTGTATCTCTGTAAAATCCAGCGTTTAAAAGCTTATCTGCGGATTCTGCAATAGCCTTATCTATGTAATTCCAACCGTCATTATTCTTCCAAACAGTAGTTGCACTTGGGAACTGAGCAATTTCATTTTCTATTTCAACAGGTGAAATTTTTTGTATATTTCCCTTTTTAGCGATATTAACAATAGCTCCCCAAATTGTTTTATGAAACGTTTCTGAATAATCATAAGCGTTTGTTTCATACTTTTCATCAAATATCATTTTGGGATTATTGCAATAACAACCTAAAAGCAGGAATATATTTCTTTTATCAACAAGACCTTTAACGTCCAACTCAGTAGTCACTCCCCTTCTATAAATTTATCTAAATCTATAAGATAATTATTTTTCTTTGATTTAGGCTTTAATTTTACTATCCGTTCTTTTTCTTCGAAATTATAAGCCTTTTCACTGTTCAACTGCTGTTCCTTAAAATATTTTTCAGCGTTTTTATATTCATTTTTGACTTGAAAGATACCATATTTTATATTGAATTTATCTCCGATAATGTTTTTGACATACCAAAGTGTATATCCAATAGCAGCGTAACTTAAATCATAGTCTTTTTTGTAATTTTTTATCTGTGTCATTATCATTCCGGTGGGTTCATCACATTCAAAATACTCACAAATCATAGATATAAGCATTTTA